CCGATACAACGGTTTATCTTCGGCAACGTCTACGGATGGGTCCATCAAGATACGGGCCTTAGGCGTTTTCGTAGGGCCTATTGGCAGGTGGCCAGAAAAAATGCCAAGTCCCAGTCGCTGGCCATCGTCGGGGATTATGAGCTGATGGCTCTTGGCGAACCGATGAGTGAAGTATATATCGGGGCGACTAAGACCCTGCAGGCTAAGATTATCTACAATGAAGTCGTAGCTATGCTAAAAAGGTGCCCGTTACTTACCGGTAAATGGCACGAATCATATGGCGTTGTAAAGCACCCTAAAAGCGATTCTATTTTACGGGCCCTTTCAAAAGATGACGGAAAGACCGGTGACGGGTTAAACCCTCAATGCGGTCTTATCGATGAATATCACGCCCATCCCACCGACGATATCCTGGAAGTCATTAATACGGGTATGGTAGCCAGACGGCAGCCGCTTCTTTTTATTATCACGACGGCAGGTAATAAC